CGGCCATGTAGCGCGAGAAGTATTGGACAGTGGTGCGGAATAACATGACAGCAAATATCATGAGCACAATCGCCATCACGATAGTTTGGTGAGTTAGTATGCTGACGATACCTTCATGCAGACGAAGGCCCATACTGATGTAAAATGCTTCATATGCTGTGTTAACAAACAAGGCGCTCTCCTTGCGTATAAGCATACGAAAGTGATGGATTTAAGTCAAGCGTTTTCGCTAATGCAGCACGTCTTTGGTGTTTGATTCGATATAGTTATTGATATTAAAGCAGGAAGGGCATGGGTAAATTGTTGTAACTCCACGAACTTTCATGTATACACGACCATCTTCACATGCCTCACAGCCTTCGGAAACACCTTTTTCCTTAATCTCGTCAGGTATCGTATCCCACCATGCCATCATAATGTCCTCAGATGGTTTAAGTGACTCAAGAGCAAACACCATTTTTATCAGCTCTTTGAACTTATCGTACGTCATCATTTGACCTATCTTTTATCACATTCATAATAAAACCTCACTCCATTCTTTTTTATACAACCGCAAACCCTTTGTTTATCGTAGTTACCGAGCAGTGACAAAATGTCATGGTTTTTTTTCGATTTTGACAAATTGTCACTTGACATGGTTTTTTATAAAGAGGTACGTACTTCGAACTGGAGTTAGGGGCCTAGTAAAGAGAGCTACAAAACTTTGAAGAAAGAGACAACGTACTATCCTCTAAACCAAAAACGCTTTCCTTTTAACAAAGCACATATAAGCAGCAAGATAGGTCCCGGCCCGCAAGGAGCCAGGGGACCGTTAATCTTGATGCTGCTAACTACTACGAACTATTTTTAAAACCTCCACGTACATTTCTGGGACTTTAAGCAAAGCTGTAATTAATAAGTGTACTAAATAACACCAGATGAAACCGTAAACTACATTTGTCGTTATCATGGCACCTGTTTCATGTGTTAAATACAGTCAACTGTTCGTTACGAAAAATCAATAGGTTACAAAAGTTATCCACAGGGGGTGTGTTAAAACAACTCAAATTGTCTTTCTTTGAGTCGCTGTTTAGGAAGGCTCCACACGGCTTCTTTTCGGTTGGTTTTAGGTTCAAAGCGTTTACCTGTGCATTCAATGATACCCATATTATAGAGCTCGGTGATACGAGGTCTCACGGTATAGACGTCACGATTAAGATAACGAGCTATTTGCCAGGCGCTTAGACCTTGAGAGTGTTTTTGAAGAAGTGCGTAAACCTCTTCACGGCGTTTAGGTAGGGTTGGTTGTGTGGCTTCCCAGGATTCGCGTCGTGTAGCGCTAGTCGACAACATGATAGACGGGTATGGTATACTGGTCTAAAACAAGTCGTTCAATCTGATTGATAACAATCACTGCTGTTAGGATTAATACGATGACGCCTAGTAAAGGTATCATGGTATCCAAAAGCGCCGTGGATGTCCGGCGCCTTTGGTTGGGGTGGTATGGGACGGACTGAGAAGATAATATTTTCAGTCGTTTTTTGTTACTTTTTGCTTGTGTTTGGCTACCTGTTCCTTTATACACTTTAAACTTCATCAGTTCAATGCCTCCTTGGGACGATTTCCTGCCACCGAATACACATTTCCCTCGGAGGCATTTTTATATACAATTCGCTCGATTTCTACTTCCGTGCACCATCCGTTATCGTTGCCTTGGTCGTCGTAATAGTAACCATAAAAAAACCCTGTTCCTTTGTTGGTTATTATGAGTCGATGTTCTATTTTTTTAGAGCTTAAGATGTAGAATTGGCGTGGTTCAAGATGCAGTAGCTCAGGGTTTGATATTTTAGGCCCTTCTGCTAAAACACGATAGTACGTATTATTAATAATAATAGCGTGTGGTGTTTGGTCATCCAGAGATAGATTGGTTTTGTACGACATAACAAACAATCATCTAAAGATGATGAAGGCCCCCTGCTGCGTGTTGTGTTGAGTCATAACTAGAGAGCGGGACGGTCGTTATGAATAAACAGAGGGCCTTCTGGCAAACCATATACATAATATTCAAATGGTTACAATTAAAAATTAGCAAAATGCGATCCGCCCCGTTCCGCTGCACACCAAACACGGATTATAACAATTACTAATACTTATCTTGGGAACCAGTGTTCCGTTTTCGATGCCACACCACTGGACTGGAACTTGTGTTTCGACCAATCCTTGTCCTTCACATGCACGGCACGCATGGTCAACCGGCTTTACAGGCTTGACTCGTTCTTTGTTATTATCTGTTGCTGTTTCCATCATCACGCTCTCCTCGCATCATCTTTAGATGATTCTTCTCATTAGTGTCGATGTATCAAGCTGGGGAAATAACCGCTTCAGCTGATACACCCTGCTTATGGTTGGTTCCATGTGCTGCGATTCATACCGGTAAATGGTGGATTCACTCACACCTATCGTATTAGCAACATCTTTTGCTGTCATGTTTTGCGATGACCGGCACTCTTTCAATGTTTTTAGTTCTCTTTGACTCATATTGTGTTTTTACCTATCTCCTCAGCGATTCCAGCGTTTGACATTTTAAAAGTAAATCAACAACCGCAACCCTAAGTCTAATGTTTTCATGCTCTAGCTGTTTAATTCGCTCGGCGTTATCGCGCCCGTTGTTTGTGACTTTAGATGCTTGTTCCATATATTTCTTATGCCACGCATAAAGCGTCGAGTTTCCTATTTTGTAGCGCTTACGTAACTCCGCTATCGTCGCACCTTCTTGAAATTCCTTTACTATTTGACGCTTCTTCTTTTCGCTGTATCGTTTTCTCATTGTCGCTCTCCTTATCACCTAAAGATGATTCTCCCGTATTCTTATACTAACCTTTGTTTAAATGGTTGTCAAGCGTATTCGCAAGTTTTTGTACTTTTCTTGCATGAAACGCTCGTTTGAGTATATCGATGGTTTCAACCTGGTAAAAAATGTGGGCAGGTCGACGTATCAGTAGCCAACCATCTAAGGCTGCTTCGTTGTACTTCTCTATGTCCCGCATCACACCTTTTACACTGGTATGGCCTGTAACGCCTCTTGCTCCTCCCGTGCGAAATAGCCCCTCTTTTTCCAATGCTATCTTTTCTTCGGGCCAGGCATAATCTAAGCGCCACTTGCGGTAGAGATGAAACTCATACTCTACCTCCGGAATGCTTAGTTGATGAACCTCAAACCACGCCTCATCGCGTGCATCTATCTTCTTTTTTTCTTTTTCTTTGGTCATTCGATGGGTCCTTTCTCAACAATTGCGATTAAGTCGTTAAACACGCTTTTTGGTAGGTCTTTTGAGCTCAACACCTTATAGTTTTGCTTTATTAGTGCTTTAAGCGCGTCATCTGTCCAGCCGTGCTGTTTTGCCAAACCAAACAAAAAACCACGTTGTTTGTCTGAAATTACGCCAGGTTGTTTTGATGGCCCGCTTTTTTGATAGTTTGGTTGATATGACTGGTAATACGGGGGCTCCGATGATTTTGGTTCGCTATCGCGTTCTGGGTCATCACCGGATGGAATCATAAAGGTTCGCAGGCAAAAATATTTGTATGAACCGGTAAGCGCCTTATACACTCCCTTATCACCCGGGTCCATGCCTGTACCCGGAATATCCACAACGATAAAGGCGCCGGTATCTACATCCGAAATGCAATAACTCATGATAATATGGGTCAAAAGCGTCGTTCCTTTAATACTTTGCTTATGCTCTATGTGCTTCATTGTAGGGGTTACAATAACCCCATGCTTAATACATGCTTTACGAACTACTTCCAACACATCGCTTTCCGTTACGTATTTGTAGTTTTGGGCAACGTTTTTGCCGCTTTTAGGCACCCCACTAATGTCTTTTGTGATTTTTTGGATTTTGTTCAATAACGCAATACGACTTGCGCCATCCTGTTTGTTTGTTTCCATTTTTGCTCTCCTTTGGTGTTGCTAACCTAACTTAGCCGTTTTTGCGTCACTTCCAGTATACTCAACCTCCTGAAAATGCCGCATAAATGCTTCGTGACTCAACGTATAATACTTGCCTGCTGACGTGCGCACCAGCCAATGACCCTCCGGAGCCACAAGCTTACCATGGGGTATATTAATGATAAGCCATACAGGGGAATCCTCAAATACCGACGTATGCACCTTATCCGACCCCTCCGGCGGTAACATTCGCTTTGCTTGCACTATCTCATTCTTCCATCGATACCTTGTTGCCATAACACCCTCCAATCAACTCGCGTATTCGCGATAAATTGAGCGTCTCATAGATGCCCTAAGGTGTCAAGTAATTATTTGCGTATTCGCGATTATTATTTAGGTCGGGTATGTGTCTGATGTGTCGTTAAAACCGACAGCAATACGCGTGTCGTTTTGTCTGGCGTAGGCTTCTTGTTCGTAGGTAATGCCGTGGTAGGCTACGGCGTGAGACTTGCCTTTGAGTCGGAGTAAAAGGTATTGTCTAAAATAGTCGAGATAAAATGATGTCAAGCCCTTCTCTCTGATTTGTAGCACATGTATCCACTCGTGTCGTTGTAGGTCATTTGATGGGGTTTTAGAGGCAAAGAACACGAAGGGATAGATAGTGACAGCGTCTGCTTTCATGAGCCTTGGTATCCAACTTCCCGTTATCTTTCTAATCTTCATCATCGGAAATCTGCTTTGTTTTTGTATCATGCTCACGGTAACTCTTTTTTAAGGAAAAGTACGTTTCGAAAAGTATATCAAACACCATAAAAAAAGAATAGAAACAACCACCAGAACACCAATATCGCCTATTAATTGTAACTTGCACATTGATCTACTCAATCATCCGTTTTCTGCACTTTTTTAATTCGTATGCTATATTTGAAATCGCGATACTTGTCTAAAACGAGGTCACATATTATCCATACCAAATAAATAATAAAGATTAAACGAACAGCGCCCTCTATTAATTCTAACTTACTCATCACCACTCTACCACGACATCAACAACGCCCCAGCCCCTTTCTACCAGCTTTTTACGAATTAATGCTTTGTAACCGTCGTCTGTTGGTGACCACCCATCAACCCTTACGGTTAAAAATATGTCGTTGCTGGAACACCATATAATGCCGGCCTCATAAGCATAGCATGTAGAGGCGGACCTTGCGTGCGGCGATTCATCGTCTTTACCAATATCATCAAGAATTGCATTTGTGGCTACAATGAGGTCACGTAAGATAGTTTTTTGTGCTATCGGTAATGGTTGGAGTTTGCTTATAAACGGGTTCATTTCAACCATCCCAAGATGCTAGTAGTTCCTTCAATTCAGCGAATACGTGGTTATGGTTTGCGTTCTTTATTGCGTTTTGTAACGCTTTATTCTCAAAAAACATCAAACTTGACCCTTCATGCCAGCACGGCGCTTTTAGTAATTTGCAGTATTCGTGTGATGGCGCTTCATTCCGCATATAATCTGGGCACTTTCTATAATGGTATTCAACACCACCTACCAACTCCATTCTTCCGCCCATTTCGTGCCATTTCTTGGCCCAAATATTTATTGCACCTTTTGAAAACACAACCATATAACTATAGCGTTCTATCGCGCTGCCGTTATAATGACCTGGGTAATATTCGTGCTTATATAAAGGCTTCATTTCATCACCACGACGTTCTGACTTCTACATTTCCGCATTCGTGGTCTTGAACCCAAGTCCTTATTCTTTGATGAAGAATTGGGTTTGCCGGGGCTGCATCTTTTATCAAAACATAATGCTTCTCATCTTCTTTGTTAGTTATTTCGTTTTTAGTTAGAATAAACCCCGCTTCAACACACCGTAGATTTTCCCATCTCACAGCGACGGATGGTGTGCCAAAATACTGTTGTCGAACCTCATATAAAGCTTTTTCGACATCCTTCATTAAATCCAGTAAAGTGTCTCTTTTTTCTCTGATGTAAATCATTGCACCTCTCCAAAATGATAAACCACGGACAACAACGCATCGAGCGCTTTGTCTTTGTCTTTCTTAATCCAACGCTGGGTTTTGCGGTCATAAACCGCGACAACCTCGTCATGGTATTTCACTTCAATCCTGCCACGTATTTCGCACCGGGGGAGGGGGCAGAGCGAACCTGGCGGGCATGTAGTATATTTCAAGCATACATATTGGACGCTATGCCCAGGGCGGACCTGTTTACTTGCCAAACCCACCTCGCAACGCATGAATAAAAACGCCATTGAGCAAGCGACTAAGAATCGTGTGCTCATTTGGAGTCCTTGGCAGGTGGTTTAATTATTGGTGCCCAATGGGTAAATTCATAGTCTTTATAGTTATCATAGGAGTCGTCATATTTCGTAACCGGCTCGTAAATACCGCCATAACAATCAATCCATACATCCCATACATCGTAATAGCCTTTCGATGTACAAAATTGACTTTGAATTAATGTAGCTTCTTTGGTTTCTAGTTTCTTATCATTAACATTACAAACGAATACATTTTCACCATATGGTGGTTTTTCGTCCTTAAGGCTAATCCATGAAATGGACGTGTTGTTATTCATCAATCCACCCATTTCGTCTACACCCCTCTCGATTTATTTTTGCATAACCTGAACGACGGTAACAGCTAAGCCTTTTCTTAAAAATGTGTTGTTTGTAAGGTGGGCGTTCGTCTAATCGCACAAGAATGCTGTCTTCAAACTCTGCTGGTTTAAAATTCCAACATGTACTGCCATGGCTATTATAGTAATCATCACGACACCCACGGCAATGCACTTCCTTTAACTTACGTTCACTCACTGTGATTCCTTCATGATTTCTAGCAGTTTATCGGCGAATTGTTGCCATATCGCCTGTTCAAAATCGTCGGTTGGTTTAATTTTCTTTTCAATTTGAACGGAATAAAGACATGAAACAGCTTCCTTTAGCACTCTTGCTATATCCATAAAAGGCCCGTCGAACATTTGAACCGCATAACATGCTGTGCTTATTGATCGAGCTCTTGAGCGGGCAAAACTTACAATGGTGTTAAATTTATCGACAATTTCGTTAGCTTTTAGACGCATATTAGTCGTATTAAGGGCGTGGGCAGTTATATAGAATGTTGCATCTCGTATAGATTCTTCTGCTATTGTAGATATATCTGTTATTGGTAACCGATCTTCTAAGTATTTTAGTACATAGATAAGAAACTCTTTCTTTACTCGATATAGATCTGCTTTACTGGCTAATGACAGCATTTCGTTAGCCCAATCTTCAGCTTTGCTTTCCGTAAGCTTATCTTTGCACACGTCCACAAAGTCACATATTTGATAATAGTTACAATCGGCGCCTATTTCTTTTTCTGGTTTATTTGTCTGCGTATGACTCATATGCTTCTCCTGGTGGGACTAATGGCAACCCATCTAAATCACTTGGGGTCATGTTAATATCCTGACGTGATGTCATGTGGCTGTGTGATACGACTAATGTTCCATCAAATGTGTAGTATAGATACATAGTGATTTCTTGGTTAGAACACCGCTCCCACCCATGCCCCGCGTCTGTACACGTCATGGGGTGGTTCTTTTCTTTGGGAAGAGATACACAGCCGGTTAAAATAAGTGCTGGTAGTGCTAGTTTAATCCAGGACATGTCACGCGACCTCCTTTGCTTGTTTAACCGTTTCCATTTTGTGTGCTAGTAATTTTGCCAATTTAAACCATTGCGCTGCTTGTTCCTCTTCAAAATAGGTGAGGCAACATGCCAAGCATGCTGCAGCAATTGATGGGCTAAATTCGTCATTCTTGGCTATATGAGCTACGGCTGTCGCGCACCGACTTGCATCCCACATGACATCTGCACAACTTGAACAAATCAATGACTGGGTTTTTGTAGCTGCGAACTGAGCACCCCAGGCAACACAAAATGATAGTTTTTCAGCATCGGCCCAGGTCTCATCACAAACATTTTGCGTATGCAGTAGTGCAAATACTTTATTGGTCACCTGAGCACAGGCACTAACTACCGATTCAACCTCGCAATAACATTGCTTTTCACACGCATGCGCTGGTTTCTCATAAGTGGCTATGATAACTTCTCGCACACGGGCGACAACATACATTTGAAATTGTGCTTTTACGCTTTCAAATTCAGCATCTGTTAGGCGGTTGGCTATACCGCACATTCTATTAAACAGCGCTTGGCAATCCGTTTTGGGGATCTCTTGGGCTATTTTTGTTTTTAGTTTTTCAAACCATTTAACATGTGTTTTATGAATCATCTCTTCATCACCCATAACAGACAGCCCATTCGTTCATCGTTTCCTGCGTTGGAAACGGAGCACCGCACCATAAACCATCGAGTAGTAGCGTCTTGACTGTGTCAAAGTCTACCTCCTTGATAGCATCCCAGTAGCTTTGCTCTATTTCCCGCGTGACCTCCACACCACATACAATACCTACTTTGTGAAGTAAGTTGCTAAATCGTTGTTTTTTCTTCATAATTATCCCCCCTCGCTTAATAGCAAGCGTATTCGCTATAATCACCATCTCATGCTATGTGTGAGGTGTCAAGTAATTATTTGCGTATTCGCTTATTTTATGATGTAACATAAGCATGGGGACAGAAAAGGAAATATTTGAGTATATGCGCCAGGGGAAAGATGTTAGAGATATTCCGATTTGCTCTATTTCAGATGCCTCCCGTTATTTACACGTGTCAATTCACGATTTAGATAGATGGCTTGTGTCTGGCTATTACGAAGACACGCCACCAATTATACAAATTGAAAAAACTTTTCATTTTAAAGACAAAGGCCTATCGTTCAATAGTCTAATTCAAGCATATGTGTTTTACTTGCTTAAACACCGGTGTGGGGTTCCAGAAAACATCATTTGCAACGAGATATTTCGTTTAACGACCAAAGAAATACAAAGGCCGCTGCTTAAGCCGCATCTTTTTATCAGTCACCTTCAACACATCAACAAAATATATTTGGAACGCATCCTATATGACGCTTCCTGCGATCCAACCGCATTTTTTCCATTTCTTAGAGATCCTCACCCTTATGACCCAAACAAATCTAAGCCCATAATCATTGACCCAACCTTAAATTTTGGCAAGCCAACACTTAATGGAATCGGCATACCTACTTCATCTATTTGTGAGCGGTTTAGTGCGGGGGAATCAGTGGCTGACCTCGCCAAAGAATTACAAATACCTACTGGACTGGTAGAAGATGCTATTCGTTTTGCGGGCTAACGAGACTGGGCTTCAATAGCACACTTCTGAAAGATATCGACCATATAGCCCGGTGTGATTGCAAAAAACCCGTTGAGGTCGTGGATGGCTTTTTCGGCTACAATGACACCTTCCTCATCACGAACCACTGCACTGCACAAGGTGTCCTGACAAACAATACGCCACAAAAGCCGGTCCGAAGGTAAAATAATAGGGTCTTGAGATGATGACTTCAAAAAGCATCCAGTAAGCCCCACAACAATAGCGAGAATGGCGATTAAATGCCTCATTTTGCCTCCTGTCGGTCGATTTTATCAATCAGGTCTGATAGCCCTTTTGATGCTCCCAACTCGTCTCTGGAGTCTGCTACGGTCTTTTTAACCACATCCACAAACCGCTTCACCTTCTCCGGACCATCATGCTTGTAATATTCCCATAGGGTTGAAAGCAGGGGCGAGACAAGCTTAGCAAACTCAATAAATGCCCCTAACCACAGGTCTATTCGCATTAAGGAACGCCCACAACAACAGGTTCTTTTGTTTTTATCACGGCCTTACCCAGTTGCCAGTGAGGAAAATCAAGAAATGAGTGCTCAATAAAGTTTAGGTCCCCGTCCCAGTCTATCCCTGATATCACATCGATTTTAAGCGTTGCTGCAATAGCTCTGACAAACCCAATAAACTCATACAGCTCCACATTGGCATTTCGTTCCCACTCACGCCATTTAATCGGGTAAGGCACCACGTCAACCGCTCTTGACGGTAGTTGATTGTGATTGCCGTAAGGCCATTGCAGCTTGCTATACCCCTCATCAAACTTTTTATCCTGTGCCTGCTTGCCTCGAAATCCCTCAAGAACGGCACAATCGCGGTACTTAATGACAGTGTGAAACAGCCGCTGTAAGTCCTTATGGCATGTGCCAAGCTGTTTTAGTGACCGTCTACTAAATTTATACATTATGAGGCATCTCGTCCGGTAGCGTTTTTTCCTTTATGCCATCACGCAACATAGCGTTTATTCTGCGTTTTACACGAAAACTTGCCAGCATATACTGCTTAATAAGTGACTCCAGCGCGTCACTTTTGATGTCTATTTCGTCCTTTGTTGGTTTCTTTTCATCCATTTTGCCCTCTATTTTGAACTTAAAAACTTCAACAACGCATCATTTAGCTTCTCTAGCTTGTTCTTAAGTTCCTTTAGATCCCCCATTAATTCAGGGTATCTTTCTTGTAGCACGGCCACCTTTGTCGATAGCCCTTGCACATCCTTATCAAGCGTTTTGACCCATTCTCTCATCGAACTTAAATTGCTGCTCGATGACCTACTTGGCCCTTTAATTTGATATAGCGTGTAACATACCGTGGCCACGCTCCCAATTGCGGCCACTGCCATCTCCCACGTGAACTGCATTCTATTCGATACCCTTCCACGATTTTAATAACGCTCGGAGCGATTCCTCACCATCCGCACTCTGTTTTAATTGTTCGTTCGCTAAAATACGCGTCTCAATCTCACGCACAAGCTTTGCTTTTGTAAACCAATGAGGAAATGCCAATAAACTAAGTGCAAATGCCACAATAACAAACATAATGCTCGTATTCAGTGCCATGAATGTTGCGCCGGCCCAGCCATAAAGTGTATCAGCACGAAACACATAACCTAAAAGTGAAATGCTTGATAAGGAAAGAACGGTTACGGACGAAAAGATGGCAAACGCGTCTAAAAACGCCCGTCGATAGCGATAATGACACAATAAAAATAAAGCGGACATCGCAAAGCAAATCGCGGTATTTGGGGCCATGCGTCCTGGATTGGGTGTATTTGTTACAATATAATGATCTAAAAACAGCTCATCAATATGAAAATTGACTCCCAACAAGTCTTGAGCAAATGTTGCGGTCGCAAATATACCAACTAAATGAGCAAGATAAATACTAATCTTGGTCGGTGTTAAAACAATGCTTAGCCCTAATAGAACAAAGCTAAGGGCCGTATTAAACTGTTGCGGCGTAAGTGAGGGATGAATTTGAACGAGCGCTGTATTACCTGTTAGCCAGCCAATACAAATGACCGCACCCAACACAGCGACAATCGCCCCCATGATGCGTGCGGCCGTTACCATAGTTACAATTTCAGCGGTGTCGTCTGCTTAATTGCTTCTCGTAACCACAGTCCCACTGCTCCTGCTAAAAGACCGCTGATTACAATAACCGTATTCGTGCTACCTGGCGTAAGACCTGCCACATGAGCCAATATACTTGCTGCTGCCCCAACGAGAGGCGCGATGAATGGAATAAGCTTTTTCTGCTTATCATTCAATGATTTCCACAGTTTCTTTAGGCCTGATACCGCAATCGGAGTCAGGACCGCAATAATAGCATTGACGATGGAGATAATCGGATCTGTATTACCTCCACCGTCTTGCCCAAAAAGCAGTGCCGGATACAATAATACGACAATACCTAAAGCCAACATAATTGATCACCTCCTAGGTATTGGCTAGATGCTGCATGGCATTAGTGATATCCAACACAGCCCGGTCGCGGAACGTGGCAAGCTCGTTGGGATTGAGCTGCCAATCTATTTCAAACGGTTCATCAGAAACACCTTCGTCCGGATCGACATTATCGTACTGTACGGTCGCTTTCCAAGGACCTCCGACGTCCGTAAAGTTGTACTTAATTTCAAGTATCGTAAATGAACGGTTCACGTTTCCATCTGGCATAGTTAGGTTCCTCCTGTTTGTTACGATGTTTCGGGCGATGCCCAGTTTGAGTCGCTATTAAAAATAAACTGAATCACTTCCCCATCATTTAGTACAATATCAGCACCACCACCACATCGGATGTTACCTGCTGCGCCTGAGTCACAGTCTAAAGTGATGTCTGCATCTCCACGCTCTAGCCACAAAATATCACCTTGTTCGCCGCCACTAATAGTATCCAGCGTGTCCGCAGAGGCTCCCTCACCATTTATAACGTGATAGGATTTTACAGCCGTAACAGCCCCACTTGATACAGTAAGCGTAGAAGTATCCATTTGCACGGGATTCTGCATGTCGATTTCGCCCGAGCTCGATGCTAATCTTACGTTGCCGGCACCCGTTGCGGTGACATCAATATGCGCCGTAGCAGCAAAGTGTGTAATAAAAGTTCTATCAGAATCCCCCCGAAGAGCCATTCCTGACAAACCCGAATCGTTCTTTGTGCCAATCAGGGCATTTCCAGATTGGTTTTGAAAAAAGAACATTTCGGAGCTTGCTTGGTCGTCGATAATAGAAAAATACTTTGCACCAGACGAACCATCGACCGTTGCCTGCACCGTCGTGCCATCAAAGGTTAAATTACCCGATTGACAGGATACAAGCTCTCCTGAAGCATCCCAGCACACTACATCATCTTCAGAACCAGCTGTTCCCGATAAGCCGCCACCGCCACTTGGAATGGTTTTGACATCCATAGCCACAGCGTATGTGCCTAGAATTATCACAGCTAAAAGAACCTTCCAAATGTGCTTAGCGTGCTTCATTACTTAACTCTCCAGTTAATAACACATGAGTTATTGGCACTTGCTGTGCTAAACGTACACAAAAACCCTTCTCCTTTGCCTAGCAAAAGCGGGGGCTGCCACGTTAAACCTAGTGCATTCTTATCTTCAATGGCCTGCTGATACTTCTCATGTCTCAATGCCCAGGCAATGGTCCCTTCTACCTGCTGACTTGGAGCGGTGGTTGCAATCGCACGCAAACAATACTGGTCATCATCAGCTGGACCACCTACCGCAACTGTAGAGCCCTTTTCCCAATCAGCTGGCATCGGGAACGCTAACACATGGTCTGCCGCTGTATAAGACGATATGGCCTGTATGGGTGTGATGGTCGAGCTGTAATCCGTTCCATTGTAGTAACTATACGCATATACAGGAGACCCTGTCTGAGCCTGACTTACGGTTAGACCAATGGCCGTAGGGCGAAAGTTGCCACACCACATCCAGCCATCATTGTTAGTCGTCGTAAATAAGACGATATCGCCTGCACCTGCGTCTTGTGCATCGGTTGTGTCGTCTGTGGCATCAGGTGTCGCCGAATCATCTAAAGCCCAGAAAGTCCAGTCATCGTTATTAAGTAAGCGCGCACACCCTAAATCAATCGCAGAGCCTGAGTTATTTGTAGATGTGCAGCTATCAATGAACATCTGGCCATAGGCCGCAGGCTTGGACACAATGGCTGTTTTTCCTACCTCGTTAGGATAAACTTCTCCGGTGGAAAACACATTGCTATCAACCCGTGTTCGTTCTGCGATATCCGTTGTTTCTTGACCGCATGCAGCAAGCCCGAAAATAAGCAGCGCCGCTATCATTGACCGTATCGTTTTCATTCCTTTTACCTCCCCCATCTAGCTTAGATGTTTAACACAAATCCCATGACACTTATCTGTAAATCCTCTGATGTGGCAGGTGATGTGGCCGTGCCTCGCCTATACTTCGCCTGCTGACTCGTATCCTGTGTTATCCACGTATTGTTCACATCATACACACTTATTCCTGTAACCTGACTTACCACCTCAATCACTGAATCTCCGGAGGTTTCATCCGAGTGAAACACCTCGATACCAAAGAAAATATTGGCTGCATTGTGGTTAACGCGATACCGCACACGAATATTAATGGGGTTTGCCTCTGCCGGTGCCGTTGGCCCCGTCCCAAAATTCATGGTCTCAGCCGTTGTGGATAGTGATGTGTCCCCAGCTACTACATTATAGCTATCGCCGTGCTGTGTATGCTTCCAATGATACCTGTGCTGATAAAAGGGAACAAGCGCTCCTGATATACGAGACACCCATCCCACAATACGTTTCATGTCATAGCCACTTGGCATCGTGGGCGATGTGCTGGATGCTGCTAGCAATGAGGCAACAGCATATACCTCGTAATCTTCACCACTTATAAAAATATCATCGTTTACCGATAGTGTGTTTAAATCATCGACGGCTGTCACGTAAGTTTCTGTATTGTCGGTTACATTACGTACGCGGTCACCTACTTTGACCCCATCTGTCACAAAATCCGCCGAACTATCCTCAAGTTTTGATGCCGTTGTCGAATCTGTTGTACCGGTCGATAGGGCCGTCGAGTTAGCAATAATATACACATAATAGCCGGTATTCGTGGCAGATCCAGCATCTAAACCATTAGCTCCAGTGGTCGTGATGTCGCATGTATAGTTCCCCTTGGGCACATAGAACAATTGCTGTGAGGTATCTTGTAGAACAAGGCCCGGCTTAACCCAATCAATATCGATGGTGTCATCGGTCACATACTTCACCACAAAATCAGGAGGTAGCGCGTTATGAAAGGCTGGAATATCAAGATTGCCTAGTGTAATTACACCCGTTTGAATGTTATCAATACCTATTTTGCCGTAAACAAGTCTTGTTCCGTTAGATATTCTTATTGTATTAGCTGGTCCGATGGGATGTCGCTCTTGCACACCACTGCTACTGCCCTGAATAGTATCGCCTTCAGTGGTAACCGGGTCCACATAACTACCGGAGGCGGCAATGGCTACGTGCTTATACTGGCTATCCGCTGAACTCCATCGCGGAACGGTGGCGTCTGTGGGTTCATCTGTTAACACATCAGACACTTCGGTGGTATCAGGAAGCTTAAGAGCGCGGTTGGTTTCGCGGTTAATCTGTTGTATCAGTTTGACATTGCGGTCGTACGTCTTTTCAACTGTATCTTCAGGGAACACATTTACACGGGGGAATACGGTTGGTTGCGTATAATCTAATTCTCTTGTAATAAACGAGTCTTCGGTTGACGCGGGGGCTGTCGTATAAGTAACCGTTCCTCCCTCAGTGCTTGTGTTAATAGTCACCGTGTAATCAGTTCCTAAAACAAGAGGGTCAGAGGTGGTCTTTGCGTCAGTGGCTCGTGTTATCTTCCATACCTTAAGCTCACTTGACAGGGCTATCGGAAATGGAAAGTCAAAGTCAGTTTTAGAGCCGTTTCCCTGTTCCCGTATCTGTACTGTTTGGTTCGATATTGTCATATTATCTGCCTACCACATTATCTAAACGAGGGGCTCTTTGGGGGGCTTGCTGACCACGTCTCCACCAAAACTGTTGCCCAAACTCGCGTTGCATTCGTTTTTCAATCATGCGATTATGTCGGTCAAACCTTGGGTCCGCCATTCGTTCAATTTCATCAAGTAACAGTCGTTCCAAAACGAGGCGAGTATACCACAATGAAACAGCAGGGGTATTTCTTTTTGCCAAATTAAATACATCCCTTTTAAATTTGTCCATACTTTTCCCCGACTCATCTTCTAACGCTCGCTGAAAGTTGCCCATAAACGTTCGGAGCACATCTGAACCCAAACCAGCCACCGGGCCTATGCTATCGACAATGGGGTCTCGGCCGAACCGGCTGTAATCTGCAAACAAAAAATCACCAAAAAGTCCCATACCACCTCCTTGCAACGCAGATGCGGCCCAAAATCTCCAACTATCTGTGCTTCGCGGGTCTTTGCCTTTCGATAAATCTTTAAGTTGTAACGCCATACCACCTAATAATGTTGTGCCTACAAATACCGTAGCAAAATGCTCGTACTGATGGTTGGCTGCCCGACGCAATGAAGGCAGTACATGATTAAAAAGCACGGTTACTGGAAATGATTTAAACATAAACAGTGAGCTGGCTAATGCACGTGCTCCTGACCCTTTACGACCATCCCCCAGCATCGCTCCTGTCGACAATGCCTGTGTCCTTAGTGTCGGGTCATTGACGGCGTGAAACCGCATGGTATTAATCCAATCGTCTACTTTCGTTGCGGTCTCTAGCGCTAGCTTAGCATCCCCCACATCGGTAAGTGTTATTTCCTGACTGCGTAAAAACTTAACACCTTTTTCTGGCTCAAACAGCTTACTTTTTAAGATTACATTCCATTCGGAATCACCGATTCCATGGGCGCTAAGTGCCTCACGTAGTGATTTATCCAAATTTCCAAAGGTCACCTGACGTGTTACTAAATCCGCCAAGGCTCCTTCTGCTTCTAGAGCCATGGCATCTGATGCGGCTTTTGTCATTGCCTGAAGACCAGACGCTCTGTTAGTAAACCCGGCCAACCAAGAAGTTACCTTTCCTCCCATAGCCTCACCCGCAAACCGCGTTTCTGTTAAGGCGCGACCCCTTGCAATATCCGCAATATACCCTGACCGTTTGGCTAATGTTCGGTCAGCGCTCGATGTTGGATTAAGAAGCTTTAAATAGCGCTTAATGGCTTGCGTGCCTGATAGTCCGTTAAGGCGGGCTGTCGCTACAATAAACGTTGAATCGGATATGGCTGATATTGACGCTGAACCTAAAAGCGCTGACCGAAGCACATTTTGGGTATTGGCCAGTGCGGTAAACCACCAGCTTTCCCCCGCTAGCCCGTCCGTGCGACCCGCCAATATGTCATACATGCCGTTGGTCCAGCTTTTACTTATAACTCCTGTTCCTCGTGCTGACAGCTGAAGGTCTAGGTGGCGCTGGATGGCGTTTGGCGTAGGACCTAGTATTTCTAATACGCCCGTATCACGTGCTGTTCCTTCCAAACTGCCAATCACCATATCAAATAAACCATCATCGCCGGAACCAAACCGCGAGTTGTATTCTAGAAAAGACTGTGCGTCTTTAAAATGGTAAAAGCGGCTTGCCATCCGTCGCTGCGATACATCTTTTCCAAAACCAAATGTTTGGAGCCCCTTTTCCGCTCGTTTTTTCAGTTCTGACAGACCATTGGTAACAATACCTTCGTAATCATCACGCATAAGCTTAAGTAGCTTTTCTTCAGTAAATGGCAGGCCCGTATCCATATCAATCATGCGGTCTATGTCTAAGCGCGGTCTAATAAAGTCGTGCCACTCTTCAAATGATACGGCTTTGATAAGTTGCTGAGCATGGATTTGAGGAAAGTAGTTGTCTATCTTGCCAATAATCCCACCTGCTGCTTTATAGCGCTTATGGGCTAAATCAAATGTTTTGCGCAAAGACTCGCCAAATGCTCTTGCTTCCGCATTGCCTGTGGTTTCTCCCAGCATTTCCCGCACTACAGGTTCCATATCGCGTGTATTGCGATACAGCCCCGCTGCTTTACTGCGAAACTTTTCTACAAATTCGTCAATATTGGCGTAGTATTGCTTTAGTATGCTGTATTTACGTGAGTAAGCACGTTCATAAAGGTTTCTAACTGCCTCATCAAACGCTACGCCTTCGCCTACCTGCTTTTCCAAATCATCCATAATACGACGCTGTGCTAACGCCCCACGTATTGAATTGCGCTTTTTATCGGCTAGTATTTGTGCTTCTCTTGTTACAAGGTCAGATGCTGCTTGAGCAGCTGCCTGCTCATCGCCCATGCTGCGCTTATACCTCTCCACAAGCGTTTCATACTTGCCCACAATGGTATCAACCTGACCTTTCGTAAGCAGCTTGCGGTCAACTTTGCTTAATAAACAATCAATAAACGCCATAAACTATCCTAGCGCACACTGGCGCATCTCCCTTTGCAGCACTTCATCGGCTTCAATTTCATCTAAAATGTTTTTAAGTGTGGTCTGCCCGTCTTCCAATGTTACTTTAAGATTCGGATCCGTATCAGCTAATGACCGTAAGCGCTCAAACTCTGCTTCAAACGACTCCGAAGAAGCCGCACGACGCAGCACCTCTTCTTGTTCTGCAATACGCTGCACCTTTTCGTTTACAAGCTGTAAATTACGTTCGGCAGCTACTGGCTCTAACGATTCATCGGTCGCTTCTCTCGCTCTATTCTGAGTTGCTACGGGGGTTGATTCATCCTGTTTTTGCAGTAAGCGATGCTCTTCAATATGGTCCGTATTCGTCTTTTCAAGCGTTGTATCGATATCACCGCGTTCCGCCCGCTGCTTAAACTCTGTCTGTAACCTTTTCTTAGGTATAACACCGTTCTTATCGGGCTCTATCCCTGCTTCTTTAAGCATCTCAAGCTCTTCTTGAGCCAGTGATTTAGCGAGCAGCTTCTCGCCCTTTTCTAAATCATCGGCCTTTTTGAGCAACTGTTGAGGTAAATCGCCTACTGTCTTCTTCGGCGTCTTCTGCTCAGCAAACAGTCTAAGGGCTTGCTGGCCTTCTGTTTTTTCTATTTCGTCCAGCTTGGTTTGAAAGCGTTTTATTTCTTCTAGCTGGGTTTTCTGTATATCACTTAAACCACGCTTCGGTGTTGTATCAATGGCCTGAAACTCTTTTTCACTAATAGGCAGCTCATCTGTGCGCACAGCACGTCGTTCGTTAAATGCTTCGACTGTTCGTGTTACTGATTTGATGTGTCGTCCTGAGTCTGCTTTAGGGTTAGCAATAAACGGAGTTGCTTCCTCAATGTGAGCAGCACGTGACATATACGCTGCTGCACGACGAGCCGGACCAGGCAGTAGCTTTGAGTCCGCGGCATGCCTAAACATGAATGATGCAGTTGGCTTGATGCCTCTAGCAACCGTTGTAAAACCACCTCCCATCACAGCCGCTAGCCCGATGTTCATCATGGCATCTTTAAACCCGTATTGATTCCCTATTTCTTTCTGCCATTTCGCTATGTTAGGCTGTGTTACCGATTCCACTCCGGCGTTAATGCCTGCTTCAATGAGGGCCGCTTTAAGAATGCTGCGCCCAGCACTTGCGCCGAAAGGTAGGGTTGCGACGTTAATAAAGTCAGTAAACTGCGCACCGATTCCACCAACTAAACTTCCGACAACGCGTGATAGGCTGCCTGAACGATTTGCTATGCTGTCAAACTTACGGCCCGAGCTAATCGCCTTCTGCTTGGCTGCCTGCATCATTTCTTCGTGTGTTTTCAGCTCCTTAAAGCGTTCTGGTTCGTGGCGCTTAAGCTCATTAACGGCTTGCTCGATAAACCGGTCATTGTGGCGTTGTCGTAGAAGCTCGATATTGGTGGGGTCTAAACCCCCCGATAAGATACCAACGCCCCGAGGCTCGACAAATGGCTTATAATTAGACGCCATCTGCGGTGTAAGCTCACTGCCTGTAATATCCTTATATAGGTTCTGCCGCTCTTGCTGTTGTTTAAACATCAGACGTTCACGGGAGTCGGTGATGTGGTTATCGCGGCTGGATTCAAAGCTAGAAGCTACAACTTCAAAAAAACCAGTAGGCATGTCCTGAAGCGGGGCATCGCCTGGGATGGTCTTCTTTTGTTGAATTAGATCAACAAGTGCCACTAACTTCCTCTCTTCTGTGCCTGATAGATTTGTCGTAAATCAAGCACAAAGGGATTGCCTTTGCTATCGACAGCGAACTGTCGGCTATTGTCCAAATTAAAAATGATGTGATATAATCCGTCTCCCACGACGACAAGTTCGCCTAGCTTCTGGATGTCTTCTAAGGGTATAGATTCCCCATTCACGTTACGCGGCACATCGCCGTGGGTTTTTTGTACCTGTTCAAAGGTCAAATCATCCATCACATCATCAAACTCGTCGCTTTCTAAAAACTGGCCCGTATCGGGGTCTCTAAACGACAGTGTGCCTAAGCGGTCTGCACGAAACAAGTTGCGGTCTTCATATACTACAGGCCCTACAAGCTCATTCATGGATTCCTCAAGCAGGTCAGTATCCAACACGCCTGTTGTGATACCTTCAGAAAATGCTTTTTGTGCGTATAAGGCTTTAACTCCCTCGAACATGACACCCCGCACTTCAGGAGACCTTACCGCTCTATCAAGCTTAGAAAAAAACTCCTCCTGCATTTCCCTGTCTGATGGCGTTACAAGTGCCTTATTTGCAATCAAATTAACCCCACGCAGCACATTTTGGGCTGTCTTAGCATCGTCATCGGCTACACCTAGCGCAGCACCTGATGCTTTGTTTTTTTCAAATAACTGCTGAGAGACTGTTAACGCTTGGTCGTTCGTCAAGGATGTCTTAAATCGAGACAAAAACCCGGCGACTTCTGGCTCAGATGAGCTTTCAAAGAAGTTCTGTAACATATCCACTTCTTGGGGCATAAGCAGTGGTAGGCCTAGATTATGGTCTGTTTTTACACGGTCGATAAATAACTGGCGCTGTGTAATGGTATCAGACAAGTCACCTTGAAAATCGATAGGGGCTAGCCCTTCGTTAATACCTGACGCAACGACAAACTCCCACGGCTTATCTTTGCGTAGCTTATTAAGCTTTTTCTGCAATGACGCTTGCTGACTTTTAAATCGATTGATTCGTCCTTGAGCAGATTTAATGGAATCGGAACCTAGCACATCGTCATATTTTTTGCTGTTTAATAATGCTTCAGCTTGCTCTATATTTCCTTGCTGTAGCATGCCGTCTATTGTATTATTCACAACCCCTTGCTTCATGGTTCGTTCTTGCTGTGCCATGGCTTCGCTACTAAGCAATTCCGCATTCGACATGACAGAGGTTTCCACTTGGTTAAATAAATCTGGAATGCTTGCTTCGGAGGCAGCTCGCAAGGCCGATGTGTTTAAGGTTTCTGCTGTTTGTTCTGACCGCATGGCTGCCACCGATGCAAACTGTTGGTCTTCCCACCGCACAGATTGAGATAAGATATTACCTACGCTGGTATCTATCATACGCTGAAACGATGCTTTTGCTTCGTCTGAAGGCGCATTGTCTCCCAACTGTTGGCCAAGTGCTGTGAGTCGGTCTCGTAAAATATCTTGCTTATCTAGCGGGTCGTCTTTGAACTCGTTTTGAAAATTATTAAAAACCTGGGTCGAACGAAAGTCATACTCAGCTGATTGTGCGCTCGTCCATGTGGCATCATTGATGCGTTGCTTGCGTAACGTGCGTTCCCGTTCCTTGGCTAGTTCTTGCTGACCAAACTGTGCTACGGACTGCCCTAACTGCCCTACTCCTTGGGCAATAATTTGACCTGACGTGTCTTGACCTGGCACGCCCACGACACTGGAAGCCAAACGGCGTCGCTGAAATTCAGGCACGCGAGCCATTAACGAGGACCTCCAAAAGACGAGAACTGACCTAATGTGTTAAATAGACTGGCACCACCTCCTAAAAAGCCTGTAAGAAGCCTGGCACGGCCTTGATTGCGGACACGCTGGGACTCTGCTACAGCAAGATTAGCACGTGCTACGCCTTGTCTCCGCACAGCTGTTGCTTGCCTTGCTCCTTCACGCCGTGTTTCTTCTAGCACTAACAAAGGAGAGCCTTCGAGGGTTACACCGCTTTTACCAAATAGGACATTTTGTCTGGCTCTAAACTTACGTGCTTCTATTTCGAGACGACGGGCTTCTTCTTCTGACTCTTCTCGAGCTAAAGCTCCTTGTTGAAGAATAATAGAGGACTGCTGGCGAGCTGCTTCATCGGCGGCAGCACCTCCGATTATATTAGCGCCGGCCCCTAAAAGGGAGCCGCCAATTAAGGCTCCTGTTGCCATGTAAATAACCTCGCATATTGTCTATAGTCTTGTCCTAATACCGAATATTGCCTTAAAACACCTTCCGACTCAAACTTTAAGAAAGCCATCCAGCGTGCATGCAAGTCATCATCAACACATACCGTCTGCATCCGTCGGCACTCAAAGGACTTTGCGACCGACTCAAGCCAGTGTCGCATCAGTCGTGCGTAGTAAAAAGGCTTTTGTGCCAAGTAAATAGACGGCACCTGCCATACTTCGCAGTTACCAGGCCAATGCTCTACCACCCCTACACAGGTGATAACACGCCCATGATGGATGACGCTGGACGCCGGTCCCATTTGACTTAGCTTTTCGTAGCGGTCTCTCACACGGTCTAGCTTTTCCATCTCCTGCTGTTCTTGTTCCCGTAACGCCATGGTGTTTAAATGTTCCACGTGAAACGGTACAAATTTACGGCTTGTATCGTCATATGTTTCTTCTATGTCGATTATTGCAGCCTTATTCATTAATCCACCGCTGTGCTTACCTGCGGGTCTATCAATAATACCGTGCAGGGCGTGGGGTTATTTTGCTCAATAATAACACTTTTTTGCACACCTGGCACATCTTCATACGTCACGATACGCATTCCACTAAATAAAGGGGGTGGTCTGTCGGTAAAATGTTCGGCTGAGCGGTCGGTTACTGCTTCCATATTATACAAATCGGTGCCTATGCGTGTACCTAATGTATGGAGAAACAAGACGCCAAGTTGAAATACATTTTTAAGACGAGACTGCGCAGGACCTTGCACACCTCCTACTTCAATGGGCATAGTCTTAATGTAACCGCGATACCCAAGGCCAACATGCACGACACTAGCTTGGTCATCTAAAGTAATAGCTCCGCTAGCAACCGTCTTTTGTGCATGAACTCCGCCGTCTGTGGCGATATCGACTGTTTCGCCTTCCAGATGGTCAAGGCCGGTAATGCTATCGGTTGTCAAAAACCATCTACCAGCTGCAATGGCATCGGTGCTATCGAAGTCCTCATAAATTTCGCATTTTACGCTGCCTGTACTTACAAACTCGGTTATTTCAGCACGACCTTGGCCCTCTCCATCAATGGTTTGTTTCCATATTTCACGGCCCACATCTGATGCTGAGAAAATAGGGAATGTACTTGCTGTAAACGTTACGTCTGTGCCTGTCGTTGCTCCGGGAGTTATTGTCGCGCTGTTATTGGTCCCTGTGTCTCTTCCATCGTATGTTGCGCAAGCGTCTAAATGGACGTATTCCTTTTGCTTTTCGAATAGTTCACGCCAGTATTTTTGCTGGTCAGCTACTCTATTTGAGGCCCCACTAAAATAGTCTTCTAATACGGGATACACGGGCGTATCTTCCATAAACTCAACATAGCGCCTGGTGTTACCATCAATGGTACGTTCGACAACGAGCCACAGCTGGTCAAAGTTGTTGTTCCGCGGCAACGCAGCCACACTAAGTACTTTTGCGGACGTTCCGGATAAACTGTGTCGATGCCATCCCGATATATTTTCTTTGGGCTGTAGAGTGAGGCCCAATAGCTCACCATCCTCTTTTACGGCCCACATCACATCAGGGCGTCCTTGCTGCAATGTGATTTGCTTTAAATTACCTTCGGTTATGTGGTCAGCAATAAGATTACGGTCAAAAGACACGAAACTATCGGCTACAACATCATATTCAAAACTGCGTAATATTTGCTTACCGCGCTGCACATAAAGAATAATATTATCATGGGTGACTGGGTTTTGGTCAGCAGCTCCGTTATACGTAACAGGCCGCACATTAATATTGGTAGGAGTAATGGCCTCGCTATCAGTTGAGGCTGATGCCCTAAACTCAGCTCCGAACGTTCCTATCGCCATAAGCTTATCTGTTCCAACCATCCAACGAATCGAATTAACCTCGCGCGAGGCTAGCGTTGTAATTATTGCATGGTCGTCGTCAGTGCCTAATGTAAAATCATCATACCGCGTGTTCCCACTTGAGTCTGTTGTTCTACTTTTAAAAAGTCCTTGCGGCCTGTTAGTCGTTCCTCCAAACGCTAATCTATCTTCATAAAACGTAACAGCCGCGGGAAACTCATCCGTTTCTGTAGCATAACCACCCGACGTGTAGGCCGTAAATCCTGATGTATCCACGGTATTTCCATCCGTGTCATAGAGTTCAAAGGTATTGGCAGTGCTATTGGTTACAACATACCGTTCGCCGTTGACTTCGGTCATGCCTGTTACATCATCAATAATAACTTCGGTGCCATCTGATATGCCATGGCCCGTCGCTGTTACCACGCCCGGGTCTGCCTGCGTAATTCCTGTTATAGTCTTTTGGTCTGTGAAGGGATCAGCTGTGCGGTCATAGCGAGATAGCGTAAATGATGTCGCACTGACTCGTGTTAGCTTTTTAGGCTCATGCTTCAAACTAGTAATGTACATCACGTTTGCTCTTTGGGCAAACTTAAGCTGGAATAGTTCGGCTTCTAAATAATTAGTGTCTAATTCGTAAATACGAGCCACCGTGCCACCTGATGAATAAGCTGTAAACCCTGATGTGTTTACCTTATTCCCATCCACATCGTATAATTCAAAGGTATTTGTTGCTTTATTAGTCACAATAAAGGTCTTGCCGTTGACTTCCGTCATGCCTGATACGCCCGTGATGTACACCTCGTCGCCGTTTTCATAGCCATGTGACGCCGAAGTAACCACCCCGGGGTTGGCTTGGGTGATACCTGTAATGTTTTTAGCAGTCTCAAGCAGAAAGCCTTCGTTGGTAAAGAACCGCAGCTTTTTATCTGTAAATTCCATAATATAGGACTGTTCGTCATTGAACTGAAAGGTATAGAAAAAGGCGGTTTTATTAAGACGGGTATGATTGACAAAGCGAGTTCCATTGCGGTAGGTCCCGCCACCTTGGGTTTGAGAGATAAAGTTGAGCATACGCTCACTAAGGGTGGGATAAATAGGCAGATCATATCGCCCGCGCATCTTGGGAGACGCTTCGCCCCCTGCAAAGTTGCTAATCGTAATGTTAGCGCGAGGCATTAATCATCAACCACCGTGACATTACCTGCAACACCCCTGCCACCAAAGAACCGTTTGGACGTCCACTTGCTTTTCTCAATACGCTTAGGGGGCCTTTCTTGGCCATCTGCGGCAAAGGCATCTACAATTTCCGTATCAATACGATTATCTAAACGTTGAACTACCGTATTACTTCCCGACAATTTATAAGCAAGCTCCCGGGCTAGAAATAAGGACAGAAGGGTAACAAACATGGGGTCGAATTTAGCAACGGATGTATGGTCGTAGATATATCTTATTTTTAGGTCATCGCCAGAATCGTATAGATCCGACCTATCCATCAAAATCTGGTTGTTCTCAACTACATAGTCGTCAAACTCGCCCGCCGCGCCTAAACTTACTAAGCGTATGTAATCATTGGGTAAATTATAGGCATCGCTAAATTCGAAGGCAGGGGCTGTAGCGTCTTTGGTAATAATGGCGCGTTTAATTGCAAAGTTCCATCCGTGTCGACGAAGAAGGTTACGGCGTGTGGCATCATACCACCGGGCACATACTTCTTCTAGGTTAATAGACGGGTCATCTAAATTGGTAACTTGGTCTGTTCCATCCACTTTAATATGGTCTAAGGCCAGGTTACATATTTCAACGGCGCTCGTAGGTGCTGACATAATTTATCCTATAGTTAATAAAAAGGGCGGCGACCTTAGCGATCGACCGCCCTTATACCGGGTACTAACATATGGTGGTCTGTATTATCCTTGTACAAACCACGCTTTTACGACAATATCGCCTGCGGCGGTGCCGACCGTGTTGGCAGTTAAGGCAATATCATACGCATCTTGTTTTTGGGTTGCGGTGTGACCTGCAAGCTCCCACAAGCGCTGCTGTGATTCTTCAACCCCTACAGCACTCAAACCGGTAAGCTCAGAGCCCTGACCATTCCCCGAGGACAAGTCAGCACCGTCTACCAGTGCGTCTTTGTCTATAACGGGGCCGCTACCACCTTCAAGAGGCTCGTAAAAGCCTAGATCGTAGTCGGTTCCGCCAGTAATCGCATCATTTAAGATTTCGATTTTGACGGGAATCAAGTCAGGAGCCAAGGCTTTAAATAAGCGGTAGATTGAGCCGTTATCGTCAGCAGCAGCCACAGTGGCATGTGCTACAGCGATGTAAGCTTCTGCTCCGCTTACGTAAGCTGCCTTACCTACCTTACCTGCAGCAAGGTCACTATTTACGTATTTGTTTTCAACAGCCATATTCTATACACCTCCCTATTATTCAGTCGTTTGGACTTTCTGAACGAGCTTGCCTTCTGTCCGGACTGCGCCCAACGTAAAGACAATCTGTACCTGCTTTAAGTCCACATAGTTCGGGTTAGGCATAATCGATATTTTGAACTGCTTCGATATCCCTACGCAAATACCGCGCGTTGACATGGCAAAACAATCTCTTGTGCCGCCACTCACGGATAGCATTGGGTTATTTACCTGACCACCGTAACGAATAAGCTCAAAAGCTCCGGCTCTTACCATCTGCCCTTTCTCAATGGCAAACTGGCGAGTAAAGTCACCACTGGTAAGTTCACTTTCCTGCATCAATGCGGTGTGTTCTTTACCAGTAATGCCAAGAACAAAGGTTTCAGGCAGGTCGGTTCCTACTTCATCATCGGTGAAGTTCTGCTCGGTTTCTAACAGCTTCTCATAGGTTAAGCCTGCTGTTGCATCGACAGTCCGCCCACCATCATTCGCAAAGGTGGTGGTGGTATCAAACTCACGGCCGGTTTCTACATCGGCAAACATGGACTCGATACATACACGGTCAAAGCGACGCTCCATGGCACGGATACATGCTTCTGCGTAAGGGCCGGATGGGTCTAGCAGCATGCCGTCGACATCATGTCCGTCAATCGGTAGAGTGACTTCAAACCGTTTGCGGGGAATCTTACGACGGAGATGCTCAATGTCAGCGAAAACGGTTTTAACAACCCGTCCGCTCACCTCACGGCTCTCCACATCACCTAAGCCATCGTAAGCCATGATATCGCCAGTCATGGGCTTAATCTGTACATAAGGACGCAACCGCGCACGAATCTGCTGCGCCTTTACGTGAATCATGTCTGAAAACTGAGTAATTAGTGCGCGATCTACTGAATCACTAGCCATACTACACTTCCTCCAAATAACGTAACGAAATTACACACAGCTCATGCTGTGCTTGTTCATAATTCCGAAAACGCTACCCGTGTTGTGTAGTACGGACGTTTTCTAACCCATCGCGCGGGCTAGGCGGACAGCTTTACCTGTCAGCAAGTCGGACGTCAGAGACGCTACCCGACCTTGTGTCTAGACTTAGCTCAATTGTCTAGGAAAGTAAAGGAAAAAATGAAAGGCCCCATTATTCCTACAAATCCCCTAAGTGGTACTTAAGGCTTCAGTCTAACGGGGCCAACTGACGCCGGTAATGCGCGCTGCCAGCGTATCTAATCTCATGCCCTAGCTCATTAGCGCAGGCACACCATACGGTGACGGTTCGGTCATGAGACAGTTGGTTTTAGACTAACACTTATTCCTGTACACTGCCAAGGCACAATAGAAGGATTCTAAAGTGGCTTAATTACACGGTTATATTGTCATTTGTGATGATATTTACGCTAGTTAGGCTGGGATTCTTACTATTAAATTATGGTTTTTTTGTTCCATAAAGAATATTGACCTTATGTACAACGTTATCATGGTCAGGGTGCATGGAATCGCGGTAGGCATCGGACAGCATAAGTTTTCTACCTTCTTCACGTCTTTCTTGTTCACTCATGGAGACGGAGTCATTGGGGCCTTGGTGTATGGAATCTTCTTTAATGTACTTGTTACGTACGGAATTAAGCACGCCAGCGAGGAGCATCAGGCTTTCGTTATCGAGTCGGCCAAGGTGGGGTTTTAAGTCATCAGGTGCATGCACATCGATGAGTGCTTTTACTTCGGATAGAATGGTATCTTTTTTATCACCGAACAGGTTATCGGCTAGTTTTTCAAATGCTTGGTCTTGTTCTTTTTTAGCGGTAGCCTGTGCTTGCATTTGTTGGTTGATGAGACCGTCGAAGCCTTTTTGAAGGATAGAGGCTTGCTGTTTAGATAGACCTATTTGGTGCATGAGTTGTTTTACGGCGGTGTCGAACTCTTCGTTTTTGGGATGGTCTTCGGGATGTTCGAAGGCGTAGTCTTCTGGTTTTTCGGGTCTGCCTGGCAGTTTAGAGAAGTATTCGTCCCATTGTTCGGGGGTTGCATCATCAGCGGGCAGGTTACGCTTACCAATAAGCTTTTGTATATTATCAAACTGGTTAAACAGGTCATCGAAGGATTTAACGGGTTTAAGGTAGTCTTTGCCTTTGTGTTCTTCGGGTATGTAGTCTTGGAAGTCGAGGGTGGATAAATCGACGCGTTCGGGTGTTTCGGGTAAAGTGGTTGGTGTTTGTACGTTTTCTTCGGCACCGCCTAGGGTTTCGTTAGATGATATGTTAGTTTCTTGGCTGACCTGTTCCGACATATTAACTCCCTTCAAACGCTTCTTTTAGTTCTTGATTTATTTGCTGTTGCCTTTTCTTTGCGAGCTCTCGGTATTCTTTTTCGGTTAACCAAATAATTTCAACGCCTTCATCGGTCCAGCTAACTGGGAATGGCATGCGCCCCTTTTCGTCTTCTTTTAATTCTACTTCTACGCCATACAACTTTTCGTGCGTTAATTTTTCGCACTGAGTGTTTTGTTGCTCAAAAAGGCGTCGCTTGGTTTGACGTTCTTCGTCACTGGCGTTGGTCGTGTAAAAGACATCGCATATCCATTTGTATAACAAATTACGTATCCGACTCACCATCTTTAAATGATTCCTTCGTGTTCTACCTTACGAAGTGTTTCGGGTCTTACCATGCTTCGTATTCGCAAGTATAGAGCACGTCGCATTTCATTGTAAAGCACAGATTTTTCATTAATCTCGAGGGTGCTGCCATTGAAGACGATGTTTGATTCCATAAAGCCACATTCATTCATGAGCCAGCGTAGAGTGCGAATACCTTCTTCGGTGGCAAAGGTGGTGTTGATGTCTTGAATAAGGCGTTCGTATTCGACGCGTTTTTGGGCTTCTGCTTGATGGCGTTTGAGTTTGGCTTGTTCTTGGCGCGTAGATAGGCCCGGGCGGTTTTCTTCGCTCATAAAGTAATTAGGTTACGTTGGCGGCGGCTTTTGTAGCCACTTGCGCAATATTGGCCGCTTGTTCAAGTTGTGCGGTTTGTTCCTGCTGTTCAACCATTTGTGTACGCATCTGACGTTCTTTAATCATACTTTTAAAATCTTTGAGTATTTTAGCAGGGGCGCCAGCAATTTCAGCCACTTCGCGCACTGCTTTGTCTTCATCAAAATTGTCCATTGCGGAAGGCTTTCCTTGTGATACGTCTTTAACAAAATTCCAGGTCTGTAGTATGCCTTGAGCTTGTTCGGCGCGTAGCATGCGCATAGCGGGCGTAAAATAGGCAATGCGATAGACGTCTTTGCCGTCGAGGATAAGTTTAGCGACATCATCGGGGATATAGACAGGTTGTTTGCCTTTTGCAATAAGGATTTGTTCATCTTCGGAACCACGGATGACACCCAAGGAGCCCCGTTTAAGTTTGATGTTAAAGGTGCGTTGGATGGTGGGCGTGAGCATTTCGGTAATTTGTCGGTCAAAGACAGAGCCTAGGAGGGTGCCACGTATGCTGTTTCTAATTTGAGCTTCGCCTAGGGTCATTTGGGTTTCGTTATTGAGGTCGAGAAGACGGTCGATAAGGAAATGCTGCATGATGGAATCGACCAGGACGGTGACAAGTTCTTGGGTGCTTTTCATTTCCCCTACGGTAAACATGGGAGACACGGGGGGTTGATTGCCGATACGCCCTGTAATACGGAATACGTTGATGGCTTTAGGGCTTGTGTCTATTTTATCTGCACCAAGACGGCCGTCATCTAGTACGACGATGGGCGGATCGAGGTTTTTTTCAATGGCAAGGGTAAGAGATTCCCATATACCGTCTAATTCGAGGATATCGCTTAGAGCGTCCATGGCAGGTGAGCGGCCATAGAGGTCTTCTGACATTTTGTCAAAGCGTGCTATTTTAACGGGTATTTCGGCAAATCCGCTGGTTCGTAGTATTTTCTTTGATTTAGATTCAAAGTGAATCGAAGCCCACGGCATGTTTTGGTTACTTGGGTCATCGCTTGTTCTTCCTACACGTGGTTCGATGGCGTGCAGGATACGCATCTTTTCATGACCGTGATTGTTTAAAAACTTGTCTTTGTTTTCGTCACTCAGATTGTCTAGGCCGTATTCTTTTACGGCTTTATTGATAGGCCATTCAAACTCGCGGTAGACGGTATCAACGAATCCATTGGATCCTTCGTTAATAACTAAGCTTTTGAGGCCCCAGGCTTGGAATAGCACATCGATGGGGTCATCATCGGGGGCCTCTTCGGAGTACAGTCCACTGGTTCCATAAGAACCTTGGTCTTTCATGTATTCGTTCATGGCCATGGAAAATCCTGAACGTGGGTCATCCATGGTGCGCGCCATTTCGCGTGTTACAAAATCGTAATATTCGCGGTTTGCTTGGTTATCGGGCAGTTCTTCAGGAGGTTCTAGGCGTATGGAGCGTGTTGCGCCAGACCATAGCATACCGACGATGATGGAGGCCATAAGCTTATTGGCTTTTCGTGCGGTGGAATCAAAAAGCTCGCGGTTAACGAGTTTAATGAGCGACATTTCATCGCCTGCGGTTTCACGTGCGTTGACGTATTTATCGATGACACGCAGGTCTTCGAGGATAGCTGCTTTTTGCGTCTTGAGGGATTCAAAGCGACGCGTTATTTTTTCAGGAGTATGGTAATCTATTAGTTTATTTGCCATTTTATAATATATCGCCGTGATACATTAATTAATTGCCTAAAAGGCGTCGTCGTCCTACCGATTGAGGCGTTCCAAAGCTTTGTCGTAAAGACTGTTCGTTAATAAGACCCAATCGAGCACGGCGTTTAATTTCCTCGTCTTCGTTATCGTCGCTGGCAGTTGGGGTCTGTTGCGGCAAGCCCGCTTGTGGGGGTTTAGGTGTTATCAATTGTCCTGCCTTTTTAGCTCCTTGCGTGAGAGCTAGACTGGTTCCGAAAGTAACTGGGGCCAATGCAGCCCCTAAAACACTAGCAGAGCCTCCCATATCTATCTCCTTATGGCATCAATATAGATTGATGTTTCGTTTATATCTTGGTCATTTTTTCTCATACGCCCAAATGCTTTTATGCCTTGTGACTTATTTGTGGACATATGTTTGCGGTTATTGTGCTCTATTCGGACAGGAAAAGCAAATGTTAAAGCAAGGGCATCACCGTAATCGGGTGATTTACCTCCGTAAGCTTCTTTAATTTTATCTTTAGAGACCAGGTATTTTTTACCGTTGGATTGTTCTTTGGCGTCGGGAATGGCGGTCAGGTCGGCTTGTATTTCGTCTTCATCTGGGATGTTCTTTTCGCCGTCTTGGTGGAACCAGTCACGCAACGATATCCACATTTCAACACGTTTATTGACGTACAAGTCTTCTTGTGTGGCTTTGGACCCAAAGTGGATGCCATCGACAATATCGCGGTAGCCTAACTCATGAAGACGGTCGACACAGCCCCAGCCGTCGGTAATATCGACAAAGCACTTTTTAGGTTTGTGTTTGTCTATTAATTGGGCAGCAATGCCGGCTAAGCGCATTTCGTTCATATCGGTATAGGCGTAGCATTTAGGGACCTCACGGCCGCGGCGGAACGCAATGACGGTACGGTCACCTGAGCGGGCTTTGTCTATTCCCATAACAAGGGGCGCGTTACGGTCTTTGAGTTTGCTTTTGCGGGCAGCCATAATAAATTCGCTTTTGATAAGGCTATCGCCGGAGGTTTCAAAGGCTTCCATGGGGTTCGCGGGGTATTCTTGCTTAAATTTCCAAAGAGCACCGTTTTCGATACCGCCCCAGTTTTCAAGTTTGGCTTGTCTCCACGCCATTTGCTCATCGGTTAGGTCATAGGTTTTTTGGTATTGGAGTTCTTCATCAGATAAAACAAAGTTATCTGGCACCTCCCGGACATACTCATGATGCCAAAACCAGGGAATAAAAATAAGTCGGTAGTCCCCGCGGCCCTTGATGGCTTGCATGCACATGCGATAAAACTCGTTGGTCATGCCATTGGCGGTGCTTTCGAGTATTATTTCGGTTCCTGGCATGTCGGCAACAGCCTGGCCCACCCCTTTCATAAGTTTATCGCCATTAGGCCAGAAGGCGACTTCAGAGCCGTGCAGATACTGAAGCGTTAAACCACGGCCAACCTCGACGTTGCCAGCTGTGCCCACAGTGTAGCTACTTTCTATGGCAGAGAAAATAAGCTGCTGAAGGTTAGATGTGTTCGCTACAGGTTTTACGGGATTAGGTAAGCGTTCGTGAAAGCGTTTGACGATTTTAAATAGTTCGCCTGTGGTTTTGGAGTCATGAGATAGAATAAAGGTGCGTTTCCCTTGCTTTTGAGTTGTTTTGTGGAAAAAGCGGCCAGCGACATAGGTTGAGCAACCAGGCTGGCGGCATTTTAAAACAAGGGCTCTGACTTTGCCTGTGGTTCGTAGTTGGTCTTCTAATTGATCGTGGATATAGTTTTGAACGTAATTAAGCTTAAACGGCACCACACTGCCTGATTTAGTGACGATAAGTAGATGGTTTTTGGCATAAAAGATTAAGTCGTTTTGAATCGACTCGTGAATGGCATAGAGGTCATTCGGTAGACGGTTCTTTATTTTGCTCATCGGTGTTAGATTGGTCGGCTAATTTTTTAAGCCATGCAATGTAGTTAAAGTCTTCAGGTCCGTGTTTTCCATCAAACATGCCCCTATAGCGGCCTAATGAATCAAGTGACCCCTTTTTATCACCCAGCTTAAACCGTACGTTTTTTGATCCGTCAGATGATGTCGTTTGAATTACCTCAATAATGGCGGCCGTATCCTCTCGAGTCAATTCATCGGAAGGTTTTAAGGTTACGGTGTCTTGGTCCCAATAAACAAAATCGGCTATATTAGCAAAGGCAATGCAGGCGTATTCTTTTACTATTTTTTCTAAAGTAACGTCAGTGCGTTCAGCAATTTCTTTTCTTTTGGCTTCAATAACCTTTTGAACTTGAGGTAATTGCAATAGATTATACCCGTTAGCTCGGGCTGACTTTTCAGGGTACCCGGCGCGTCGTGCTGCTTCGGCGGCGTTTAAGGTTTCAAGATAAGCCGCGACAAATCGTATCTGTTTATCGGTAAGATTGTCTGCGTTTTTTGCCATACGGGGTTAGTCAAGGTTAGTAACCACGACTTCCGGTGTTTCCTCCTTAGATGGTGCTTTTGCTTTCTTTCTTGGTCTACCGCGCTTCTTTGCTTTTTTAGGCGCAGGCTTAGGCTGTTCGTCAAATGTATCGGTGGTAGATAACGTTTGGTCAGGTAATTCCAATTCGCTTACATTAATGTAGGTTTCATAATTACTATTACTAGATTTAACTTTTTCAAGCGCTTCTCTTCCGGCCATGTTGTTCATAGCAAGCAAATCTTCGTCTTCCTGTGCCTTTTTAGCCTTTTTTTGTTCCTCCTGTGCCGCAAGCTTATCGGCAAGTTTCTTGTTATCTAGAGCGTCTTGCACTTTATTACGCGCATCTAACACAGAGCCGTAGGACTCAGGATTCACATTAAGGCGTTTGTCTAAACAAAACACAATAAGCTCGTCTAAGCTCATTTCCGATACATCTTTTGTCGATTTCCTAGGGCCACTCGTTTGTTTGCAGTCTGTTATTTGGCATGTGCGAAATCCAATCGCATTAGAGTTTTTGCTGCGCAATCGTGCGTTGATAAGCTTATTTTGAATAATGCTAAGGGCTTGGTGTGCTGCTGGCATTTTAAATGTTTCTTGATAAGAGCTGACATCGCGGTCGCGTCCGTTGCGCACGTAATAGTCGCCCTGCACCGTTATTTCGTACATTTTTATATTCTCCGTTTAAGGTGTAGACATTAGATTAACTAAATGGGTAGGTTATGTCAACTTAGTGGCTACTTCATGGAATCAAGCACAACCTGAGCAAATGTATCAGCTTGTTCGAGTATATTAATCGTCGCCATCGTTGCTTTTGTTGAGTCTTCTGTTTTCCATTGCCTTGTTTCGCTGTCGTATGTTGCGACAATCTTGCCCTCGTAATGAATTTCCAAGTCACTATAGGAAATACAGCGTTGTTCTTGCATTTGTTGGCACCGCACCTTTAGCTCAGACATTGATTTAAAGTGTTTTGGGCGAACAAACGTAATATACAAAAACGTAAAGATAAGCAGCCCTATCAAGAATGTTACACTCTTTCCAAGAAGTTCTTTTAATTGTTCTGGCACTTTAACGCTCCTTTATCTTGTCTTTCGCCATGCAGGGCATAAACCTTAAAGCCGTCGGGGTACTCAATCGCTGGTCCGTCTTCGCAGTGAAGATGGCCGTCATCATCAAGCTTGATGAAGTTCGGACGCTCTGAGACAAAACACACGTCTTCATAAGGCAGAAACCAACCCGCGTGCTGTGCCTGGATTAATAATCCTTGAAGTCCTTCTGTTTCCTTGTATAAACCTAACTCCTTTCGAAGGTGCTCGTAATAAGATAACCATGGCGCATCATGTTGACCAAGACAAAACTCTCCAGCAATGTGTCTAACAGAGTCATGGACGTTATAGATGGATTTCATAATAAAATTCCCAACTGAAATTTCAACTTTTTTCCAAACAGGATTCCAAACGGACATCCCAATACGTTGTAAAAGAAATTTATCAACGGATTTCATAATAAGTTTTCCAGCAAGCTGCCACGCATCGCTTCTAACAAATTTTTCAACGGGTCTTCTCGTGTAATTTCTAAATGCTATTAATGTTGCTGATAACGGAGACTCGCACCATATAATCTCTTTCGGTGGCTCCAAACCTGCGCATTCATACGCCAAATTAATCCCTTCCTCCGCTTTCGGTCGGTTTGCTGGCTCCGTACATAACCCAATCTCTATCCATTTATTGCGGTAAATAACAAGTTGCGCTTTCTGCTCCGGGGTTAGTTCTATGATTAATGATTCTGGTTCTGTCTCACGGTTAGACAATGGGACCTCCTGACAACGCTGCGGCGCTTTTACTGTGCTTAATAGCGTCTGTTCCACTTTCTTTTGAGCCTTGGAAAAACGGCTTAAGCCAGAATATCATCACAAAACTAAACACAGGGCCGATAATAAGTTGAATCCAGTAGTACAGCTGGTAGAAAAAGTTCATATCATCTTCCATAAGGGTTGCTCCAATAACAGCTCCGGCACTGTGGCCTAAGCGCTGCTGCAATTGAGCTTGGGCGCCCACAACCGATTGCATGACATAGAAGAGAAATAACCAAAGGGGTTGCCATAAGAGAACGGAGAAGTAGATGGCGGTCCAATAGATTAAAACACGCCAACCTCCCGCCACCACAGGAAAGATGAGAAAAGGAAACCCTGCAATCAGCATCATCTTTATCAAACCAATCATATGAGGTGCTTGGTTTAGGCGTGCATCAAAGCGATTACTTGCGTGATACACTTGATTTTTATCGGTAAAGGTGTTGTTTTCGTTAAAGCTCACACGGCCTGATTTATTGCGTCCAAAGCCTCTCGCTTTCTTAAAATAGCCGCCCAGAGTTTGACGTAGGACCACAAACCAATCGGGATTGGTGGCTTTAATATTGACACCTGCTGATGTTTGATACTCCGAGCCGTAGTGGTTGCGTATGGCAGATGCGGCAAGAAAGCGTTTTACATTGGTTGAGGCGCCAAGGGCGTTAAGCACGGTTTCTGATTTCTTGTACTCGTCCAGAGCTTCGTCAATGACAGCTTTATCAATGTAGTTATTTAGGGCTAGGCAGTTGGTCGCACCAGCAAGCTCGCCTGTAAGGGGAATGCTACGCAAAATAGCATCCATTTCTTTGGGTCTGCTGCCGATAAAAGAGCTTGTCCACGCACCCGCATCATGTTTCATAAGTTGAGGAGCGCAGCTGGTGGCAAAGAGGTTGAGGCCGTGTTTAAGTAGGGGGGACTTAACGACGTTCGCACTCGCTGCCACCATAGCGCGGTACCCAATATCGGGCGTGTGGAGTTGGGAATTGGAGCTTTTAAACAGCCTGTCTATGCTGTGGGATATAAAAGCGGATATCTCTTCTGATGTACGGCTTATAAGGTCAAATACAAGACTGACACGATAGCCATCGATGGACACAGCCTGACGTGTTTCAAGGTATGCATTGTTTATCCAAGGTTGACGCTTGTAGTTGTATACTTGGGTTCGTGCTGGGACTTTAAGAATAGCAAGGCCTAAGACCAAATAAAAGACAACCCACGCAAAACGAGACAAGGCTGTCGGGCTTTGCTTTATAATGTAATCGGGCATGTAGCGCGAGAAGTATTGGACAGTGGTGCGGAATAACATGACAGCAAATATCATGAGCACAATCGCCATCACGATA